CGGTTCTCGCTTTCGCCGTTCACCTCCGCCGCCCGGAAGCCCCGGGCCTGCAAAAGATGGCAGAATTTCTGGCTGGTCTTGATCAGCGGCAGGAATACCACCGTTTTCCGGTCGGCGCAGTGCTTCTTCATTTCGTCGGCGATCTGCTCCAGGTACGGGTCCAGCGCCGTGCCCACGTCGGCAAGGGCGTAATCCCCGCTTTGAGTTTTCACGCCGGAAATGTCAATGTTCAAAGGCACCGTCATGGCCTGGATACGGCACAGATACCCTTCCTTGATGGCCCGTGGCAGCGTGTATTCATAGGCCAGAGAATCAAAATACTGGCCCAGGTTGCGCATATCGCTGCGGTCGGGCGTGGCGGTCACGCCCAGCACCCGCGCCCCGTCGAAATGCTCTAATACCCGCTGGTAACTGTCCGTCAGGCAGTGATGCGCCTCGTCAATGATGATGGTGGAAAAATAGTCCTCCGGGAATTTGTTCAGCCGGTTTTCCCGCATCATGCTTTGCACGCTGCCCACCACCACCCGGAACCAGCTCCCCAGGCAGCTTTCCTCCGCCTTTTCCTTGGCGGTCATCAGGCCGGTGCTTTTCTGCAGCTTATCCGCCGCCTGGGAAAGCAGCTCGTCCCGGTGGGCCAGGATTAGCACCCGGTCACCCATCTTCACCCGGTTTTCGGCGATCTTGCAAAATACGATCGTTTTCCCGCAGCCGGTCGGCAGCACCAGCAGCGTTTTCTTCCGCCCCTCCTGCCATTCTTCCTCAATGGCGGAAACTGCCTCATTTTGGTATGGACGTAAATTCATAACCATTTCCTTTCCTGAATGGGGCGGGATGAAGGATCATCCCGTCCCATGTTGCGTTCAGAACCGCCCGGGCGTGAAGCTCAGCTGCTGGGGCTGCTGTGTCGCTGCCTGAGCCTGCGGGGCCTGGCCGCGCTCGTAAAACTTACGAATTTCGTTGCTCTGATGGGGCTGGCCATCATTGCCCGTCCAGGTGCGCACGCCAACCTTGCAGGTGCCGCTGCTGCCTACCACCTGCCCCCAGTTGGGCCGCAGCTGCTCCCCGTGCTGACGTTGCCCGATGGCGGTAAAGAAGGCGCACAGCATGCCTTCCGTTTTCCGGTGCAGAAACAGGTTGTGGATGATCTGCGTGCGGTTGATGCCGTCGCTTACCTCCAGCGTCAGCACGGCCTTATTGCAGGGCGGCAGCTTATCGCTGCCGTTGTGCCGCGCGCGCTCGAATTTCACCACTGTGAAATTGTAATCGCCCTCCGGCAGCAGGGTAAATTCACTATCATGCTCGATCACGTCGTCCCAGCCGATTTCCTGGTTCATGTTATTGGGGATGTATTCGCTCATGGTTTTTCTCTCCTTATCTCATTTTTTGATATTAGAATGGATTATTTTGCCGGTTATCCATGCACATCTGTTTCACCTGGGGCCATGCGCCGATCAGCACGCCTTGCACGAAATCGGCGGGATATTTGGCCCAGGGCGTATCCAGGGGGAAATACCCGCGCTGGGCAATGGCCGCTTTCACTTCATCCGGGTGGATGCCGTCCTGCCGCATCAAATCAGCCAGGGCAGATGGAACGTTGAAGTAAACATCCGGCTGTTGCGGGGCTGCCTGCTGCTGCGCCATGCCTTCCCCTTGAGGGGGGCCGGAGCGCCAGGAAAACCCGCCTTTTGGCTGGTTTTCAGCGGAGGCCGGGCGGAAGCCCTCGGATGGTGTCGCCGCAGGCGACGGATGAGGTGATGGCGCTGCCGGTGCGACCTGCGGAATGGGCAGTTCCTCCTGCGCCTGGATCGTGGGCGCGGGTTTGCTGCCGATGGGGGCAAACAGCGCGGCCACCTGGTTAAAGTCAAAGGGCATTTCATCGGGCAGGCCCTGGCGGTTTTTCGCGTCCCAGCAGGGATGATGGGTCGTATACATCACCCGCTGGCCGCCTGCCGCCTTGTGTTTTTTGCCGTCCTTGTCCGTGGCGTATACCATGGTTTTGTAGTTGGCAAACAGCAGCACGTCGCACCATTCCTTCACCAGCGGGGCCACCTTCTTGCTCATTTTCAGCTCCCACCGATCGTAAGCGCCCAGTTCGTCGGGCTGCTCAAATTTCCGCATCATGGCGTGGGCGGTAAATCCCACGTGCACGCCCCGGTCGGCGATTTCCTGCATGATGTTCAGCAGTTTCCCGAATTCCTCATAGAGGTACACATAGCCCTTTCCGTATCCGGCGTCCTCGATGCTGGCCATGGGCTTGCCGTTGACGGGATGGGAGGCGCATGCGGCGTCCATGCACAATCGTTCTGCCCAGTCCGCCGTGTCGATTACCAGCGCGCCGAATTCCTGCGCGTGGTCCCGCACGTGCTCTGCTTCCTGGATCAGCATCTGCCAGCTGGTGGGCTTGGGAAGCCTTGGCACGTCCATGCTGGCGGTGCTGCCTTCTGTGTCGATGTACACGATGCCGGGAATGTGGCTGGCAAAGGTGCTTTTCCCGATGCCTTCCGGGCCGTAAATGCAGAATTTCAGGCCCTTGGGGATGATTCCGCGTGTGATCTGCATCAAAATTCACCTGCTTTCCAAGTTGCCTTCCCCTCGGAGGGGAAGGTGGGCCGCGTCAGCGGCTCGGATGAGGTGGCCGCTGCCACAGCGCCATCCTCGATGATGATCTGGCATTCCCCGCCGGTGCTCACGCGGGTGCAAATGGCCTGCAGCCCTTCCGCCTCCAGCCAGGCGCCGAATTCCGCCAGGGTGTCCGGGTCCATGACCTCGGTCTTGTCCATGAGCACAAAGTCGCATTTGGGGTTGATGGCCCGCACGATGGCAACGGCCACCCGCATTTGCTCGCTGCTGCTCATGCAGTCCCATGCCTTGCCGTGATAGAGCAGCTCGCTGTTTTCCACGGTCAGGCCCGGCAGCGGCAGGTTCGCGCCTTTGAGCAGGTCCGTTCTCTCCTGCCGGATGTGCTCGATGTCCGCCGTCATGGCGTCGTACTGGGTGCGAAGCGCTGCCGCGTCCTCCATGGCCTTTTCCTTGTCCAGGTTGGCCCGCACCTTGCGGTTGGTTTCGTCCACCTGGCGGATGCTTTCTTCCAGCTCTGCTGTGCTTTCGTCCTGAAGCTGGGCGGCGTCCGTCCGGGCGGTCTCTTCATCCTTGGCGGTTTGTTCAAAGGCTTTCTTCCGCTCGTCGATCCGGGCGGCCAGGTCTTTCATCTGCGCTTCCAGGCGTTCGATTTCGTCCGAAATGCGGTGCTTCTCAAAGGTGATTTCATTCAGTCGCTGCCGCTTCCGCTGATTTTCTGCGTTTTTCAGCAGAATGGCCTGCTGCCTCTCGATCAGATCTCCGGCGCTCACCGGCGCTTCCGGTACGTCGGGGAAGGATTGCATTTCCTGGGCGTACTTCATTTTCTGGTCCGCGATCTGGCCCAGGGCATGGCGACGGTTGTAAAGCTGTTGTTCCTGGTCGTCCAGGCGCTTCACTTCTTCTTCCTTCCCAATGATCCTAAGCAGTGTCAACGCCTTTTCCTTCCCGGTCTGGGCCATGAAGCGCGGCAGGTCCAGCGCCAGGCGTTCCACGAATTCATCCAGCAACGCTTGCCCTGCCCGCTTGCCTGTTGGGTCGGTCACCTTTAAGGCGCTGTTCTTGCCGTCCCGCTCCACCACGATGCCGTTATCCAGCTCCACGTGCAGCCGGGGAGGAATCACGCTGCCTTCCCGCTGCGCGTCGCTGGGGCGGTACTTTTCCCCGCCCAGCGCCCAGGCGATGGCGTCCAGCACGCTGGTCTTGCCCTGGCCGTTTTTCCCGCCGATTACCGTTAGCCCGTTCTGCGCCGGGGCCAGCTCAACGGCCTTTACCCGCTTCACATTCTCGATTTCAAGCTTCGTAATTTTCATTTGCTTCTACCTCCGTGAATTCCCCGTCTTTCAGCTCATACCAGGTATCGGGTTTGATCTTTTCGCCGTCCACGATAGCGGCCTTAAAATCTGTAATGGTCCAGTCATTGCCATCAAATTTCCGATTTGCCAACGCTATCAGCGTCCCAATTCCGCCCTTGGCTTTGCTGTTAAATGCGGCGATCACGCTGTTTTTACCGGCGGCAAGGCTGCTAAAATCCTGGGCGGCAAGGCTGCTCCTATCCTGGGCGGCAAGGCTGCTCCTATCCTGGGCGGCAAGGCTGCTCCTATCCTGGGCGGCAAGGCTGCTAAAATCCTGGGCGGCAAGGCTGCTTCCATTCCGGGCGGCAAGGCTGCTCAAATCCTGGGCGGCAAGGCTGCTCCTATCCTGGGCGGCAAGGCTGCTAAAATCCTGGGCGGCAAGGTTGCTTACATCCCGG